TATCTTCAAAGCTTGTTTTGCCTTCTCATTACTATAACCATAATAACGTTTGACATAATCAAGGTCTTTGACTTTATCTTGTCGGAGCCAGGGAGAAAATCTCTTCTTTTTCCTCAGACTATTTAGCAAAAAATCATATTGGAGTTTCTTTGGGAGGAAATGATATTGGTTCATTTCATTAGCAAACAGAACTGCGTCCAGATGTCCAGAGAAGCAGCGGTTTACAATATAAGGAGGATATTCCTTCTCAAGTGAAGGATCTTCTTCAATCAGATTCTGTTTCGTCTGATTGATCGAGTTTAACCAGTCCTTCAATTCCATTGAAATTCACTCATATAACGAGAAATGCTCATACCCATCTTCTTTGCTTGAAGTTGATAATATTTTGTACAAATATTTACTTCTTCTTGAGTCCATCCTTTCGGATTCTTCCAAACACAGACTTCAAGTGTGCTATGGATATTAGAGGTTACTAATGTCGGTCCCAATTTCATAATTAAATAACAGCAATTCTTTACGTTCTTTTTGCTCTCGCATATATTCGCCAACAGACCTCATTGTATAAGTAAGGTCAAACTCGGCAGCACTCCAGTTAGTAAAGCGGTCTTTGACTAACTGGTCTGAGTTGTAACTAATTAACTGATCAAGACTACAAGCAGAGCAGTCAGCAGCAAACCTATCGTGATCAAATCCTTTGTGCATTGATCCCTTACGCCCATAGAGGTTATCCTTAATATCGTAAGGAGGATCAAGATATACAAAAGCATTACCTTCAGCACCAAGTAGGTAATCATAGGAGTAATTAGTTATACGCCATTTCTTGATTATTTCTGAATAACCTGGCAGTTTATCAATGCCTCTGATGGAGAAATTATTGTCGCTTGCTTGGGCGGAGAATGAGGAGGACTCAGTAAGACCTGAGAAAGAACACTTATTAACCACATAGAAGGAAACAGCACGCTGGAAATTTTCAGAGTCTTCCAAAGGTCGAGAAAGATATGCTTTGGCGTCAAGGAATAAGTTTCTAGCACTTGTCGGTTCAACATGACGATATTTCAGTTGTAATAATTCATCTCGCATCTCATGACCAAACATCTGGAGTTGCTGCCAGAAGTTGACGAGAGGTTCATACAAATCGTTAACCCAGATATTCAGGTCTGGATACTTTTTAGTTACGTGAATAGCAACACTACCACCACCTAAGAATGGCTCACGAAACTCACCATACTCCCTAAGATCAGGGAAGTATTGATCCATCTTGGTACAAGCACGGGACTTGCCTCCAGGATATCTAAGGGGTGTTTTCAGTGACTTCATAATCTTTAGGATGATACTTCAAGTATTCAAGGAAGGTCATTTTCATTTCCTTCTTAGTCATACCACAATGTTTTGCAGCAGCAGGTAGAGTCATTTTAGCACGAAACAACGCTTCATTTGCTTCCGCCACATTCTCAGGAGTAGTCTTCACTCGTGGTTCTACCAGTTTAGTTTTATCGATAATCAATAGTCCCATTATTAGGTCCTCCTACAAGTTCTCCAACCAAAGTATGAGTGAGAAGATTTACACTCTCCGACATCGCACGATACCCAGTGCCGACATAAAGTTGACCAGCAACTACGGCAAATGTGCAGACTCCCCAGAAATAATAGTACATTCTGGACTTAACTTGATGATGCTTGTTTTTCATGGTCAAACAATCAGTTTTTTACTTGGAGCTTTGATCACCGAGAACATTTCTTCGTACTGCTCTACAATTTGTTCTTGTGCTTCCGCAATATACACAACATACTTTTTGGTCACTTCCAGTTCTTCATTCTTACCTTTAAGAAGAGGAGACCATGGTGCAAATCCCATCTGTCCATTTCCAGCAGGAACAGCAACAATAGGATTCATAATGATGATGAAATCATCATAAGTCTTAACAAGGTCGGCAATCACATCTTCACCAGACCACATACGAATCAGTTTTACGTTCATTTTATATTAAGAAAGAAATTTACGATAACAACCAGTAAGAGTTTTTGGATCTAATTTACTAGGGGTAAGATTAAAAGCAATTGCCCCATCAGGTTTTTTAAGAATCCTGTCCATAGCAACACAAAGCATCATATACAGAACTTTGAGTTTTCCTTCATTACTTTCATTCCAGGTATGTTCTTTCCAATAATCAACAAAATCAGCGGTCAAACGACAACTAGACTCTCCCAATAGTTCTGCTTTAAGAAGATCCAAAAATGCCTCTGCTTCATCACCATTTTTAGAGTTCACGCAAAGAGTTGCCCAAGCACCGATTGTTTTAGTTTGGGTGGAAAAATCTTCTGTTTCAGACAAAAACGAATTGCAAATATTTTCCGCTTTTTTGATGTCGTCTTTCCAATCATACCACATCTTCACCGCATTATTAATATTCAATGCTGGTTTGTTCCCCCTACGCTTTAACAAGTCACCAAGAATAGCAGTTTGAGAAGGAAGAGCGGTATTATCCTTTCTATAAATCTCATCATGAGCACGACGAGGTTTAGCTATTGCAGCATTTGAAAATGAATCTGGTTGTGCCCCAAGAGTAACCACAGTTTCATACTCTGCTTTTGGATTTTCATCGCTAGCAATGAAAGTCAATCTATGTTGACTTTCATTAATATTACCGTTGGTATTAAAAACAATTGCATCTCCAGTAAACAACCAACCAAAAGTATTAACGGATTGACCAATCTTATTTACTTGAGATGGACAGAGTTTACGGTTGTCTTTATTATGATGATCAAGAATATATCTTGCCATCACAGGTGTAATTTTAATTACCATCGAAACTCTTTCTTGTGATTTTGGATCAAAAGGAAGAGGAGATGTTTGTTTAATAATTTCATTCATTTGAAGTTACACTCCACCATAAGTTCAGTTAGACAAGCAAGCATATTTATTTCCTGATCAGCTACGAACGCCGACTGATACTGATACTTAGCAAGCACAAGCACAGCAGCAGGAACGCTATTGTTTTCAAGGGATGTATAACAAGCATCGTAAATACGACGCATAAGTACAGTAGTATCATTATCCATGTTAGATACCACCCACTTCCGAACTTCAGGGAAGTTTTTTTCTTTGAGGTTTTTGATGAGGTCATTTACAGCAACATCGGAGAAAGTAGCAAGAATACCAGCATCAATCTTTCCACTTACAGAGTAACGCTGACACTCGTTCAGCACTCGCCGCCAATCAGGAAAGTGCTTATTAATAAGTTCTACCAGGACTTTGTTATCATATTCAACACCCTCTGCATCCAAGATTTCCTGGATACGCTTGAAGAACTGTGCTGCAATTTGTTGCTTCTCCTTTCCTTTGATGGAGAAATCCACGACGGCGCAGCGGGAGTGGAGAGGTTGGAGAATCTTGTTCTTGTAGTTACAAGTGAAGATGAATCGACAGTTCCCAGCAAACTCCTCAATAAACGCCCGTAAGCAGAGTTGAACATCGTTGGATGTGTTGTCAGCTTCGTCAATGATAATGACCTTGTGTTTAGAATCTGACGTAAGTGAGACGGTCGAAGCGAAGTTTTTCGCATTGTTTCGGACAGTATCCAGAAATCTGCCCTCGTCGGATCCGTTGATGACATATACATCTGCTCCCAGTTCGTTACACAGTGCCTTGGCGACAGTAGTCTTACCAATACCAGGAGGACCAGCCAAAAGCATATTGGGAATCTCACCCTTATTCAAAAATTCACGAAACATTTCTTTCGTAGAATCGGGAAGAATACAGTCCTCAATAGTTTTAGGACGATATTTCTCAACCCAAATAAAATCACTCATAATAAATTACTCACCAATAGTGTGAATCACTGGTTTCTCATGTGACAGTATACGATATAAATCTGCGTTTTGTCCAGCAGAAACTGGAATGAATTCCGTTTCAGGATCAAATTCATCATCACGAATTGCCTGATTAATTACAATAGATCCCTCCTCACACGATGTGCTGCGATGATACGTCATCTTAGGGACAACGAGAGCACCAGAAGAACGATTGAGATGGACAATATGATATGGATACTTCCACTCGGGGTTTACAAGTTCAAAGATCCTAACACCAGATAACACACGATTGTGATCTACCTGATGATAGTGAATGTAAAACTGCTTCGCACCAATGATATCATTCGGGGGTGAGATGGCAGGTCCAGTATGAACAACCAGGTCACTAGCATTTGAGTTCTCCACAGAAATGTCATAGAAGATAACGGAATCTGTTTCACGAAATACCCGATGCTTCTTAAAATTAACTTCACTCATAATCAAATCCAATCAGGTTTGCGTTGAGGCATACGGAGATAGTTGTCTTTCACCCAAGGTTTGGATGCAATATACATCTTGTATGCGTCAAAGGTAGAAATACTAGTATCAAACTTGTATTCCTCAGGCATTGCTCGTGCGAAAGGAGTCACTTCATCAAGTCTACCTTTGGGAAAAAGGTAGTAAGCGTGAGTCAGTGTCCCTTCACAAGAGTGTTGTTTATTATAGCGTAAAGTATACTCCTGACACAAGTTCAATCCCCATTTGATAAGCCAATAGGCATTATCCACCGTTTCCGCCGCCCATTTGGTGCATGGATGGTTTCGGAATGCCCCTTTCTCTGTCTTGTAGGCAGTGCCGTCTTGCTTGGGAAGAACCCCATAATCATGATACCAGGGAGAAGCAATAATGCTAAGCATCTGGCAGCACTCAAGAGGCATTTTGACAATATGTTTGTCGGGAAGACAGATAGCACTTTCAGCAGGGAAAGGATTCGTGACAAAAATATTCATTCCAAAGGTCGAATAAACTCATTACAAACCATGTCGGTTGCCCTCATGATTGAATACAAATATTCTACACCTTTTTGAGGATCTGTATGCTCACCACAAGTAAAAACGTCACATACCGCCATACCTTTCTCTGGCCAAGTGTGCATTGAAATGTGAGACTCAGCAAGAAGAGCAACGGCAGTAACTCCCTGTGGTTGAAATTTATGTGAAGTCATACCCAAAAGGGTAGACCCACATTTACGACTCGCTTCAGCAAGAGATTCTGTGACTTTATCTTCATTATCAAGAAGTTCTGCTGGACAACCTTTAAGCGTAAAAAGAATGTGTTTCATCAACCGAAAGTGGAATCGGGTTCCAGAGCAATGTAATAAGTAAGGTTGTATTTTGTGTTAGTAAACTGAGAAAGGAGTTTAGAAGATACCACAACATCATAGGCACCAGGAATAATCTTGATGTTTTCCACCTTGAAGTTGAAAGTAAACTCTTGGTCGGTTTCACCAACCACAATAGCATACTCATTAGAAGTATCATTCTTCTTATCGCGGACAACCAGTTTCACAACACCAGCCTCACCGATAGCAGAAAGATCTGGGAGTTGATAGACTGCTGCTGCCTTCACCAGTTTTTCCAGAGAAGTGCTGTCCAGTTGGAAGCAAACATCTTGAGAGGGAAGTTGGATATCTTTCTCAGGAGGAGAAATAATAACATTGGGATCAGCGAAGAAGTACTTCACACGACGCTTACCTTCTTTAATGCTAAGATAAGAGTCTTCTTTAAAGTCAAGGTCAGGATCCTGGTGGAGACTCAGACCATTTAGAAACTGATTAAGATCATAGATAGCGAAATCACGAGGAAACTCTTCGGTGATCTCTGCTTCTGCTAGAATATTCTTAGCAACAGAGATGGTACGGAGTTTACTACCCTCTTTCACAAGAATAGAATTGTTAATACCAGCAAAGTTCTTGAGAATGGTCAGGGTATTATCAGAGAGTTTCATGTTATTCATTGATTGTAGGTTTCACGAACGGCGTTCTTATCGTTAAAGTTTAGCAGAAGAACTGCATAGTGAAGGATCTTCATGATATCACGACGGGCACTGCCCTTCTTGTCGTAACGGGAAGCATACTTGAGAATATTACTACGGCAGAATGCTTCACCATCACCACAGGCTTCGATCAAATCCAGAGTTTGGATCTTTTGATCACCAGCGGAATAATGCTGATTGTAAGTACCACGAATGTACTCAAGAAGTTCTTTTACGATTTCTTCTTCGTTGTACTTCCAGGGAGTGCTGGGAGATTGTTTAATAATTTCTTCGCTCATTTTATTTTGGATCAAAAATTCATAGTCACTGTGTCCCCAAGGGGTCATTCCATCATTGACGGAATAGGGATACTCATCCATAACAATAGGTTCAGTAGAATTGATGGGAATATCAGGGTACATGGAATCGAGATATTCCTGTACCCAGTTATTAGTCATTATATCAGAAAGGTGCTTCAGGTGCAACTGGAAGTTGGAAATCAGCATCCACTTTGTCGTAGAGCTCAAGGAATGCTTGCTTAGTTTCATCGTCAAAGCGGTTGACGCAAACTTGAATTGCCTTTGCCTTGTCTTGGAAGATGCTATAAGCACGGATGATGTGGACCAGGCGACGGGTACTGATGATTTCCTCAATACCACCATCGTAGAAGGTCTTGCGGATGATATCACCCCAGTCCACCAGACGCTTACAGAAGTCTGCGTCACTCACACCAAGAGACTCAGCAACATTCTGAATAATTTTGATTTCCTGGGCAGGGGTAGGATATGCCTGCTCAAAGGTCACAGGGAAACGCTCAAGGAATGCCTCATTGAGAACGTTGGTGCCGATGAAGCGTCCATCATCAGAACCCTTACCCTTAGTGTTAGCCGTGGCGATAACGTTGAAACCAGTAGCGGGTTTGACCCAGCGTCCAATCTTTTTCAGAAACACGCCCTTACCTTCAAGGATGGATTGGAGACAGAGGATTTTGTTAGAAGCAAGGTCAATTTCATCGAGTAGCAAGATTGCTCCTCTTTCGAGTGCTTCAATGACAGGTCCATTATGCCAAGC